AATTGATTATTCATTGTGTTATTCGTGGTGATACTATTATGGTTACCATTTATGCTAGGCAACATATGTACAAACTTATCCATAAACACATTCATAAACTCTTGATTCTTTGACATAACCAATTCTATTATTTTCTCTGTCAGACAAGCATGATCTATTAGAATATCAGTGTTTGTTTGTTTAGTCTGCTCGATACTATGTACTTCAGGATTAGTATCATAATTATATTTACAAGATATGTGATGTTTGTGTAAACTTTGTCTATGTTTATACGTATTACCACACTTACATCTATATTCTTTGGCGAGTTTTGGCGAGTTTTTGTCAGTATTTGTAAGCATATTGTAAGTCGTCTGATGCTTTAGTGTCCGAATGTGTTTTTTATAATCACTTTGCTTACAGCATTTATAATGACATATTTCGCAATAAAAATGGTTGGCGAGTTTTGGCGAGTTTTTGTCAGCCACTGGAAGCATTTTCGCATTTTTTTCATGTTTTTTCGTTTCGTTATGTCTTTCATGTAGTTTATTTGTTGTAAAATGTACATTACATACTCTACAATAAAATGTTTGTTTTTCCTTTTTTGTCTCTTTTATTATTTTCGGCTTAGGTTTTGGCATTGGCTCTATACTATTTAAGGTTGCTTTGTACTTCTCAAAGTATACTTGTTCGTATTTTTTAGCTGCCATTAAACCATCGCAATCATGAAATGCTATTATTTCCATTCTCCAATTATCCCAACCATTATTATCTCGTATAACATTGTATAATTTACAATTATAATTTTGGTTTTTTATGTTCAAACAACTCTGTTTATGCGCATATTTTCGTTGAATAAAATTGGTTGTATGACCAATATATAACTCGTTTATAGAAGGATCTTTACAATAAATCTTGTAAAATACGGTATTGGAATAGTCTATTTCTACCTTTGGCATATCTTATAATAATCTCCTAGATTTAAATATTATTAAAAAGACATAAGATTTTATAAGATTTTATA